TAATGAAAAAATACTTCTTTAAAGGGGTTTTGTTTATCGAATTTTGAAGGTACAACACGTATTAAATGTGTTCCTACTTTTGGTTTCCAAAAGATTTTAGTATAGTCTACTTTTTCATACGCTCCAGGTTTGTTATTCAAACCTGCCAATTTGTTTTTGATTAGTGATAAATCCATGTTTTAATTTATTTAAGTTTATAATTTTATTACGTATTGAATATACTAATTTTTATTGTGACAGCCAAAAAAACCCGCGAGAGCGGGTTTTATTATTTTAGAATGTATTAATTTTATTTTCCATCAGGGATAATCACAGCATATTTACCACCCCATTCTGATGCTCTAGGAATATTAGGATCACCAGGAAAAGCAGATAATACAATATATTCATTAGGAATAATACTACCACTTTCATCTTTTTTAGGACGAACAATAACTGTTAAATCATCTATTTTAAATTGGGTTAAGGGAGATATAGTAGTAATAGCAGGTACTTTTATCTTATTAGGGCCTTCAACTTTTTCTACTTTACTTTCTTTAGCTCCCGGCAATGCTTTAGCTTTATCTATAGGTAATACTAAATTATATCCTATACCAGGAGATTTAATTGTTAGTGTACCTGTGCTGTTGGCAATTTTGTCAATATTTTGTTCTTTATTTAGAGCATCTTGTGCTAATTTTAATACATCACTAACAGATTTAGCAAATATTGAGCCTTGACCAGGTTTAGTATGAACATCTTCTAATTTACCTGCTAGCCAAGATGGTATTTCTACAGATTCATTTAAGTAAGATTCATTAATAATACCAGCTAATTGTTGCATTCTTTTAATTTCGTTCATTTATGTTTTTATTTAATTATTGCAAAGATTAAATCTTCATCTGGAGATGGTGTTTTATCATTTTTCTCAAAATCTAGTTCTGGATATTTTATGAGATCATCATCTGTAAAATAATCATAACCACCACGGGGTTTTAACTCCTTATATTTAAATTTTAATTTATCATTTGATTTAATAATTTTTTTTACTTTTGCAATAAAACTATTAGGAGATATTCCATAATAGTCAGAAGCATCATAATTAATTGATACAATGTTACCATTAGAATCGAAATAAAAATCAGGAATATTACCTCCTAAAGTATCCTCAATAGCTTGTTTAAGGTCAATGTATGATTTAGTTTCTTCATTTAAGTAAGATTCATTAATAATACCAGCTAATTGTTGCATTCTTCTTACTTCATTTAGTTGGATTTTCATTTTATCGGGAATTATATGAATTAAAAGTTATGGATTGAATTTTTTCTATACCAGCTTTTTGATATTTACCAATATTAACTTGTTCTTCAGGAGTTAAGTTATCAAAGTTTTTTAACTCATTAACTAGAGATTCTACTGCTGCATCTTCTTTAGCTAATTTATCTATTTCAGCTTTATGTTGGTTATATGCACTATTAGCTATAAAGGCAGATGTCATGTAATCTACATCATTATTAGCTGGCATTTCTGTTTTTACTGTATCTATAACTTGATCTTTTTGGTTTTGACTTATTTGAGATCCTCCAAGTAATGCAGCTAAAATACTAATAGTTATTAGTCCTTTTTTAGCATAATTTTTAATTTTCTCAATAAATCCTTCATCTTCATTTATAGTATTAATTATATCATCAAATACTTGTTTTTCTTCTGGATTAAGAGAAGTTTCATATATAGTAGTATTTTTCTCTATATACTCAGATTCAGTAATGATTCCAGCTAGTCTTTGAAATCTTAATGCTTCGTTTATTAATTGTGTTTTCATTTTTTTAAATTAAATATCTTTATCTTCTTCTCCAGCACCAATATCAAATGTCTTTAGAAAATCTACTAATGTTAATGATGGATTTGTATCTGCTGCCTCTAATAATTTATTTACAAGTTCTGAATGGTCGGTATCTATTAAATTATCAAATATGTTTTCTTCATTAGCTGGATCTAATGCTCCTTCGGTAATTATTCCTGCTAGTTCTTGTAGTCTATTTGTTTTCATATGTATAAATATTATAAATTAATTATTTTAAATATCTTTGTATCCAATCTACGAAGCTCTACTCCGGTAGTCAACAAAATACAATTTTTATAGTTATCCCATTCAATCTGGTATCTATTATCTAATAAACCCCCATTCAATGACTTAATTAATGTATTAAGTGCGTTAATTGTATAAAGAGTATTTGATTCTTTCTTACGATGTAGCAATATTGTGTTAGGTAGAGGAATACTAGAGACATTTCCTGCATCAATATTATATGTACAAATCAATTCCTCAGAATGTGATGATTCAAGAATAAATATTTTATTAAATAATATTGAGTATTTATTACTTATTTTAGATATGGTGTCATCCACAGCATCTGGTGTTGTAAATGTACAGAAAAGTTTATTACTCATATTCAAAAATGATACATAATCATTATTTATAAATATGTTGAAATCATTGATAATCGAGATTTTTTTATCCATTTATAAACTATTTTATAGTAATTTACATAAACTACATCAGAATATGTATTACTTTTCTTTCTATTATATTCTTGTGTTGTTAATTGAAGATTATTTAAATTCCATATTATATCTATTGGTGTTTCATTTTTAAACCAACTAATAGGGATTTTGTGATCTATTTCTAAATTATCTTTTATTATTCCTATTTTATTTATAAAATCTACGTACTTATATCCTAATAATATTTCTGTTTTATTATTTTTTGTTTTATTTTTTAAATATATATATATTTGAGATTTTAAATTTTCAATAGTTTTAAAATATGGATCATTATTTCTTCTTTGTTTTACATAATTATTTTGATACTGTCGGTAATGAGTTTTATTATTTTTTACCCATTCTTTTATATATTGTTTTTGTTTTAATTTAATTTCTAATTTATTTCTATATTCTTTTAATTTAGGAGATATTATATCTTTATTATTATGATAATAATCATTTGTTTGTTGTTTTATACGTTTACTATCAATAATATATAATTTTTTATTATTAATACTTATACATTGTTTACACCAAACATGATATCCATCACTTTTTGTTTTATTTTTATTAAATTGATTTAATAATTTTTCAATATTACATTTACTACATATTTTCATACATTTCTATTTATAATAAATATATGAAAAGTACAAAATAATTTATATTTTATTCCATTTCTTTATAATTATTGCCTTTTTTTATTTTAACAGGATATTTCATAATTGTTTTTAATTTGTCAATTAATTCAACACCATCTGATTCTGAATAATCAAACAATACAGCATCATATGTGTAGAGCACTAATTTAGTTTGTTTATCTTTTAAATATTCTACAATATCTAATATTATTTTAACATTTGTTGATGTTTCGTAACTCTGAATGATGTAGTTAAATACTTTTGTTGGATTTGGGTTTTCAATTTTATCTAAATAAAATATATTATTCACAGTATGTATTTTACCATCCTCATTTAATAATGTCCATACATTATCTATATATTGTGATGCTTCTTTAAAGAATGGTTTATCTTTATATTCCTTTCTTATACCACCATATAAATTTTGGAACATTTCTTCCTTACCTACATTTAAACTATAGTATATGTTGTCAGCTGTTAATGGATAATTAATTAATTCACCAATTAAGCGGGGATGATATCCAGAAAAATCCATCTCAATAAACATATCGTTAGATGGCTCGTAACATAGTCTTTCATCATCCGTTTTATTTAAAGCAGCAAAATTAATGCCATTAAATCTATTTGAAGGACGTGATGTTGTTGTATATAAATTGTATTGAGTATATATTTTACCTTTACAAATATTAAATTCAGGATAATGTAGTTTATCACTATAGTGTTCTACAAAACAACGTTTATTCAACGCTATACCTGCTTCCTCAATACGGTTAAATGCTACGCTAGATAAGTTGTTATTAAATTGATAAATGACGTCATTTGCGTTGTATTTACGTATTATTGGTATAACCATATCAAATATACTATCTTGCTCCTCATAGTGTTTGCTGATGGGGATTAGTGAATTTATTATGGGATTGTTGTAATGTTTTCTATAATAGAATTCAATACATTTATTTACAATAATATTGTCATTTATATTAACATATTCAATAAAATTAATATCGTATAGTTTTTCGGGATGTGGGAAGTGATACAGTGTTTCCTTCTTTTGTAATACAAATATTTTATCGGTATTATTAAAAATATGATTTAGTACTTCATCCTTATCTAAACTAAATGCCTCATTATGTTTGATACATATCATCCATCCCTTTTTATGGTTTATTGGCCTAATGTATATTACACTTATGTCCGTTAATTTGGGATGAAAATTATTGTTTAGTGGGATGAAATTAATAAAACAATCTCCTAAATCTTGTAATTTAGCTAGTTGTTCTTTTCGCTCTATAATATAAAACATATGTCATAACCTTTATTTAGTGTAATGTACGAATTAGAATTTAGACACCCAAAAATGCTTTTAATCCGTAACTCCAGGAGTATAAGTATTATCTAAATATATTTTAATCCCAGGAATTATAGATTCAGCTCTAATAACTTCAGACTCAATAAATTTATTAGGATATAATAAAGCAACAGAGGCATATAAAATATTACTTTTATATTCTTTAAAAGTAACTTCATTAATTTCTTTTATAATAGATGGTTTTACATTTATTTTACTTATAAAGTATCTAAAATTAGTTGGAAACTCATTATTATAAAAATAAGAGGTAGGTGTAGAAGAATTAATTAAATTAGATTGTGATAACTTTCCATAAACATATGTTGATACTTTAGTTAATAAACTATTAGTTTTATTTGAAGAAATAATCATTAACTCAGGAGCATATACATTAAATTCTTTTCCAGCAAATATTTTTCCATTTAATTCATAAAAATATCCTTGGTATTTTTTATATGTGGATACAAACATATATTCATTTCCTTGAGTATATTTTGATTCTACTATTATATTTTGAGGTATTCTAATTGACATAATTATATTTTAGAATTTAGTTAGGATTTATATTAGCGTGAATGTGAAGAGCTGAACCCCCATGAAAAATAACATAAGTAAATCCTGATTCTCTTAATGTATTCATTATTGCCTGTATTTGGGTGTCTGATAGATTTGAGGTTCTAATATCAATTGCTAAACCTCTACAGTGAGTAGAGCTATTTCTTTTTTCACCATATGTTCTATGATATATATCATTTCCAGCAGTAATAACAATAGGAGTTTTGGCTGTAATAAAATTAAAACCAACTCTATTATTTTTTATTTTACTTTGAAAATTTAAAACAGCTGTTTTAAGAGATTCAGTTATATCTCCATTACTAGATATTCCATTATCTTTTTCAATTATATAATTTCTATCTAATAATTTTCTTAAATTATTAGCAACAGGATTATTAGATAATACTATAGCTTCTTTTTGTACAAATGGATTATATATTGATTTATTTAAACTATTATTAAGTAATACAGGATATTTTTTACTATTTTCATCAACACTTCCTTTACTAGTATTTATAACCTTAGGAGAAGTTAATGTATCTACTGTTTGTATAATATCTCCAGATATAATAGCATTAACTGATTCTTTTATAACATCACTATATTTAATATTTATTCCTGTTGGGTCATCTAATATTATAGTTTGAGCATCTATATTAGTTTTCCAATCTTTATTAGCAATGTTATGGCCTATGCTAGTAACTATATATCCTAATTTAGAACCAACACCATTTTCTCCTTTATATCCTTTTGGTAGAAGATTTTCAGGGATTTTAAATAAATGTCCTATTACTAAACCTCCAATTCCATCCATTTCAATAGATAATTTTGTTGGAATTATTGATCTATTTTTAGAATTAGATTTAGTAAAACTTTTAAAATATGAAATTAAATCTCTTAAAGCTCCTCTATATTTAGAAGTACTATTTAAATCAAAAGCAGCACCTGAACCCCATGAAAAAAAATCTACTGTGTCTCCTAAAAAAGTATATATTGTTTTTAAATTTTCTTGTAAATTTAAAATTTGCTCATTTATTGTATTAGAATCATTAGAATTTATAGAAGGATCCTGTTTTTGAGGAATAATTCTATCTTTTATTCCTTTATTAAAATCTGTTAAAGTATTACTATCAGTTCCTAACGCTCCTCCTTGTACTTGTGCTCCAATAGCTACAATAGTAGATTGTTCTTGAAATATTTGTGATTCTAATTTATATGATCTTACTGTAGATTCTAGGTTATGCATTTGTAAAGTAAATGCGTTTTTAAATGCTTCTTGTCTAGACATTTCATCAACATAATTGATATCAATTATTCTAGCTATAGAATCTACAGGATCTACATGTATATCAAAATTATTAACATTTCCTATAGAATCTGAGATTCCAGACATTACATTTTTTAAGAAATTATATGCTGATATCTCTTGTTTTTCTGTTTTATCTTGAGATGATAAATTAGTATTTAAAGATAAGCTATATAAAAATTGAAGATTAACATATATATTTGCTATAGTTCCTAATTCAAGATATGGATCACCCTTTAAAAAGAAATCTTTAGCATCTTTATTTCCTAAATAAGATACACTTCCACTAGCAGATTTAGCAGAGGATTGAAGTTCTCTTTTTAATTTTTTAAATTCTTCTCTTTGTTTTTCAACAGGATTACTTTTAATAATATTAATAAATGTTTCATTATTATCTAATGCTCTTTTAATTTGGTTATCACTAATACCTGATGTAGTTCCAAAACCAACATATAACACATCATATAATGTTTTATTAAATTTATCAATTGATTGTTTATTAAGTTCTGTTAATACATTTTCTTTATCAAGTTCTGTTAATATATTTTTACCATCCTCTTTTATTAATTTTTGAAGTTCTTTAATTAGTTCATCTTCTTTATTATCTTGAGCTGATTTATTTAATGTATCTAAAATATCATAATAATTTTTATTCTCTGACGCCCTTATATTATCATCACCCTCATTAACATTAGTTGAAGAAGGAATAGAAATATTAGTCCATACTGGATTTTTGATATAGCAGATTGTAGGATCAACAGATAATTGTAGAGGATGAGCTAAACATAATAATTTATTTCCTTCATCATCGTATTCTCTACCTTGTAATGATAGTTCAACTATTGGTTTTTGATTTTCTTGTAATAAAATATGTTTATTAAATAAATAAATTAATCCACCTAAAGTTATATATATTTGCTTATCACCACTATTACCAACTAAAGCATCATCTTCAGTATCTGTTGAGTTTTTTAAATTTACTGTTCTAATAAAAAAATCAAATCCTCGAAGAGAAAATACATTTCCATTATCATTTCCATCATTAAAAACACTTACTTTTTCATATAATTCAGCGAATAATCCTGCTAATATATTTTTTTTATATTTATCAGCAACATTTGAACTAACATTTTGAAAAATTATTCCTTTTATTCCAGAAATTATATTAAGAGGAGTATAATTTACTTTTAAAGATTCTAATATTTCACCAATTGATATTATAGTAGTACTACAATCATATCCTCCATCAGGACGAGCAGACCAACTATAATTTTTAACAAAACCAAACATTGCATCATAATTTCCACCACTATCTAAAGATTTTTGAAATATATCTTTCCAAATTTTTTCTTTAGATGGTGTTTGTTTAATTATATCGTATGTTGAAGCATTGTATACTAAAGAACCATTATTTGGAAGGTAAGGTAACCACCCCCATTCAACTAATACTGTATATCCTGGGCGCATATATAGTAATTCTAAATCCTCAAGTTGTTTAATATCCCAACATTGAAATTTAACTACTACTTCACGTAAAGATCCGTATGCTGATTTTGATTCAATATCAATAGAATTAATACCAGGCATTGGGCGAATTCCTCTTTGGTAAGATTTTCCAAGTGGTGTTGAATTATCATAAGCAGCATTAGTATTATTTAAATTAACAACACCTGATCTTAAACCTTGAGGTGATAAAACTCCACCTTGAAGTTGATAATTATCTGCTAAATCATTAGTTGGAGGTTTTTCTGTAGATAGAGATGCATCAACACTGGATGACATTTTAATCCAAGCATTACGTGAATTTAAATATTTAATAGTTGTTGGAGTTCTATTTAAAATAGCGTTTTGGCGTATTTCTAATTGAGTTTGAATTTCTTTTTTAAAAGTATTCTTAAATATTGACATAACATTATCTAGCTATATTATAATTATTAAACAATGCTAAAACAGCATTTAAATCAGTAGGTATTCTTAATTGTGTTCCTGGTTCAGGAAACATTAATCCTTTAGTTACATTATTGTTAGCCATAGATATTACCCACCATAATGTAGCATCACGATAAAATTGATATGCTAATGAATCTAGTCTATCTCCAACTGTTGTTATAACATACACATCAAATTCTGACACAGGAATATTTGGATATCCTTTTGTTTTAAAATATGGTTTATTTAGTTGGGTTTTTAATATTGTTGGATTATCGTATCTATTCATTATTTTTAAGGTGTAGATGCAAAATTTCTAGATATTATATCAGATTCGCTTTGTGGTATATTTCTTTCTGTAATAAATCCATTAAAAGTATTAGGTAAATAATTAAAAAATCCTTTACCTGGGTTTGATTTTGTAGTAGGTTGATATTCAGGTAATTTTTGATGGATAATTTTAAATTGAAACGAAGCATCTAAAGTCATAGCTAATTTTTCTGTAATATCCCAAGTTGCTTGATCTGGAATACTATAAGATAAATTATCTAATATAGCATATTCTCCTACAATATATTTCCCAATATTTAATCTAATTAAAACACCTCCTAAATATCCTTGTGAATTATATGAACCGGCAGTAACGGCAGCTAATTGACCTAATGCTCTATGTTTTTCTAAGAGTTGAGTTTTATTAAAACAAGGAATTTGAAGATTAAATGATACATCACGTTTAAATTTATCATATATATAAAAACTTTCTGCTCTACCTGAGTAACTTATTTCATTCCATGTTGAAGCAAAAGTGTCTTTAAAGCCATTTATATAAGCTGAAAAGTTAATTTGATCTTCTGAATTAGTAAATGGGTCTTGAATTCTAAATACTATTTGAAGAATATCTGAATCTATTCTTTGGAAATCAGATGTATTATCATATTTTGATATAGAATCACTATCTGAAGTTTTTCGGTTTCCAAAATATTTAAAATTAGGGGAATTTCTTAAGGGAAGACTTCCATTAGGAAATTGCACTTTATTATTAGTAAATTCTTTAAAAGATTTAATATATGTATCATTATTAGCTTTTATTTCTTCTCTTACAGCTTCATAACTTTCTTGAGAGGTAAAAGGAACACCATTATTATTATATTTACTATTAATAGCATATAATTGTGTAGGAGCTTTAAGTGGTCTTAAAGGATCAACATTATTTACTCCCCCTAAGGCATCAGATTCATATTGAGCTGATACTCCTAATGTATTGTAATAATTTATAGGATATGTTGTTCTTATTCCTTGGTTATATCCAATAAATTCATTAAAGTTATTACCATCAGTAATTTGATTATCTATAGCATTTTTTAAATTAGCATATGTTCTTAATTTTGGATTTACAGAATTATTAATTATTGCATTTTTATTAATTTGTTCAAATGAGTTTGGTCCAATTGTTTCATCACTTAAGTCATATTCTTTAGATAATCCTATTGTATTTTTATAATTTACTTCAGATTGAGGTATTGTTGAGGAATAATTTTTATATTGTTTAAAATTATTACTATCACCACCACTACTAATTTGTTTATCTATAGTATCTTTTAATTTAGTATATTTTTCAACATTATTAGATCCTGCTTTATATTCAATAGCATTTTGATCAATTTGAGGTGGTTTATTAGTAGGTTCATTTAAATTTATATTATTAGATTCATTTATATTCTTAACTTTATCAATATATACTGTTGGTAAAACACCTGAAATTAAAGGAATTGTTGGTTTGCCTGAAAAATATTGGTTTGATAATCCTAACATCCCACCATAATTAGTAATACCTTTTTCTTTTTGAAATGGCGTTATATTACTTTTAGTATCTGTATAATCATATCTTCTTATAACTGTTCTACCTATACCATAAACTGAACCTGGTCCTCCTAAGTAGTCAGAAATGGTTAATTGATTAGCTGTTAATGCTTTTAATGGATTAGAAAATCCAAATATACCACCTATTGATGAAGTTAATGTATTTAATAAACCAAAAGTTCTTGATTGAGGAGTAGAAGGTTTTCCTATTAATTTATTTTTTAATCCTACTAATCTATTACTTGGCTTATCTACATTTTGATTACTTTTATTATTATCACTAACAACAGCAAAATATTTTGTAGTATCGTCTTGTACAGGTGTTAAACCATGTCTGTTAAAATGTTTTCCAAAAGCATTAACAGGAACTTGCGCTAGGGTATTAATACCTAAATTATATATTCTAGTAGGCCCAAAGTTACTACTAATAGTATTAGCAAGATTAGAAACAAAACCTAAAATACCTGTTCCATTATTTATAGATATTGTTTTAGTTTCTAGTCTTGGATTAGATAATTGTAAACCGATTTGCTTTGTTAGAAAGAGAGGGCCATGAGGAAAATCTTTAAAAAACTTTCCTATACGTAAGGTATCAACTACAGATGCATTTAATGCTCCAACAGCACCTCCTCTAATTAAACCATCATCAAATTTAATTAATCTTAGTCTATTAAAACCTTGATCTATTGTATTGATATCTGTTTTAATATAAGGCTGACCGCTATCACCACCACCAGGTCTATCTTTACCGTATTTTAGTGATTTTAAATCAGTTTTTAAATCTAAAAGACCCATTACCTAGGTTTGTTATCCATGTATTTTTGGCCATTAGATGATTTGTATACTTTAGATACAACACCAGTAACTTGTAATCTTGGTGCGTTTGGATCTAATTCATCTAATTGTGATGGTTGTGGTTTCATACCAGTTCCTTTAATAGTTCTCCAAGTTACATTTGGTTGACCATCTACTGAGTATTGATTGTGTAGTGAATTAGGTGGTACTGGATCAACTCCAAAATTAGATGGACTAATGCCACCTAAACCTAAAATACTATCTTTTAATTTGTCTAATAATCCCATAATTTGTTGTGTTTATTGATTTAGTATAAATATTAATATATTAAGCAAGTTTGTAAGAACCTTGTGTTAATCCACTTCCTACTTTTTTACCATCCATATTAATATTAATTGGACGATTTGCTAATCTTGATATTTCAGCTTTAACTTCATTAATTGCTGTAATCATAGGAGTTAAATCTATTGATGGAGAAATTCCACCTTCACCACCTCCTAAATTTGTACCCGCAATTACAGTATCTTTATCATTTAATTTAATAGCACCTTCTGGTGATAATAAAGTACGTTTACCATAACCACCTTCAGACATCATGTCATCTGCTTTTTGAGAATTTAATGCTGAAAATCCTTTTCCAATAACGGCAGCGGCCGCTACTGCTCCTAATGCTGGTCCTACTACTGGTATCCAAGATAAGGCAGCAAATGCTCCATAACCTGCTAATAATATTGCTATCCCGGCGATTGCTTTTAACACCACCCCAAAAGGTCCTAAAGCATCCGCCCAACCCGATATTGTTTTTCCTATAAATGATGATAATTCTCCTAACCATTGTAAAGGCATTATTATAGCATTTACAATTTGAAATACAGTTGATAATCCATCTATAAACATAGCTAAAGGACCAGCGACTAAATTACCTACTAAACTTTGAAGTTTAAGTATAGCAGCATTAAATTTATCTTGTATTGTTTGTCTTTCAAGTGCTTGGGCTGCTTCTTCTTCATTTATTTGTACTAATGATTTACCACTAGCTAATGCTTGTTCTCTTTTTGTTAATGTATTTGCAAGTTCATCAGCAGTCATTCCAACAGCTTCAGCTAATGCTTTTTGCTCTAATGTATTCATTTTAGCGAAATCAGCTGCTGTACCTACATTTGCTGCAATTTCAGCGGCTACTGTTGCTTGATCACCTGATAATGCTGCAGCTCTTGCTCTTTCTAGATTTAATTGTTTACCAGTTAATAATTCTGCTTTTAATTCATTTCCAATTGATGTTCCAAAATCAAGTAATGATTCTCCAGATTTAGCTACTTGTTCTAAAGTCATACCAAATGCTTTAGCAGTAACAATAGCTTTAGCAATACGATCTGGATTATATCCTAATTGAGCAGCTAATTGACCTGATACTTTAACAGCTTCAGCAAGTATTGCTTTAAAATCTATACCAACTTTTAATTGGTTTCTAGTTGCTACTAATCCTTTTACAAATGATCTATATGTTTCTTCAGATGTTTTACCTGTTAATACTCCAAAACGTTGTACTTGAGCAGCTTCGTCTGCTGTTAATCCAACTTGTTTAGTTAATTTAATTTGTGTTTCAAGTTGATCAGCGCTAAATTCATATGCAAACCCAGTTGCTGTAGCTAATTCACTAAATGCTTCAACTAAATTTGCAGTAGTGACATTTAAATTATTAGATGCACTTTCAATACCTGCTAAATTTTCTCTAAATTCATCTGCTCTATCAGCACCATAACTTAATGATTTTCCTAATTTTACTGCTTGATCATTTGCTGTTAAAGCAGCTTTCATAAAGAATATGAATAGAGCCTCAGGTGATGATAAATTTTCAATAGCTCCTTTAGCTAAAACTTGTAATCCTTTTCCAGCTATTTGCATTCTATTCCCAAAACTAGTAGATTTACCACCACTTTCTTCAATACTAGCAGCTAATTTTTCCATTTCATCAATGGCTTCATCAGCATTAAGATATTGACCTATTCCTGGAATTTTGGATGCTGCTTTAGTTATTCCTCCTAATAATCCTGTAGATTTCTCTATTTGTTTTCTTATTCTTAAATTTTCAATTAAAAATACTATTTCTTTTTTCTGTGATATTTCAGATTCTTTAGCATTTTTTATAATTTCGTATGTAGATTTAGCAATATCTTTTTGATTTTGACCTTCTGTTTGAAAATTTTTAACTTGTCTTTCTTTAATTTTAAGAAGAGTTTGATTTTCTTTAATTTGTTGTTGAAGATTTTGAACATCACTACTATTAATACTTCTTCCTTGAGATAATAATCTATTTCTTTGTTGGAGTAAACTATCATTAGCTAAATCTAAAGTTGATATTTGTTTTTTAATATTTGCTTCTTTATTTCTTAAAGAAATAGCTTCATCTAAAGATTGTCTTCTTTGATTTATTAATTTTTGTTCAAGAGATAATTGACCTTTAATACTTTCTGTAAAAGCTTTTGATGATTTTAAAGCATTATCTTCAATTGCATTTTTTTGCTTAGTTAAATCTTTAGATTTTATTTGATAACCTAAATATTTTTCAGCATTAGCTGCAATATCTTGAGATAATTTTTGTTGTTGCTTAACTGTAGTAAAAAATAATTGCTCTTCAGCATTAATTCCCTTTAATAACTTTTTACGTTCATTAATAGAATTAATTAACTGATTAGATAAATCAAGTAATTTTTCACTATTTTGTATATCATCAATTATAGCCATACTATTATTATATTATATTACATAAATATTGAAAGCCCCTATTTTTTAGGAGCTTTCGATGTAGTATATGTTGGTGCTATATTTGGTCGTGATATTTCTTTAGACGGAGTCTGTTTATTTTTCAACATATTCTGTTGTTTTTCAGCTTCCTCATTTTGTTTATCAAAATGTTCCTTTAATTTATTGAATGTAAATCTACGAAGCCAAATTGGCATATTATAAACAGTATTCCAATCATATCCACCACCACCATGAAATATTATATCGTGGATTTGGGAGAAAAATACTATTCTATATTCCGGAGTCAGGCCAAAAAAAGTTAAGATTAACTGGAATATCTATGCCCTCCCCTTCATAGTTTTCATCCTCAGGAATGAATTTCATATTAATATCGGGTTGTAATTCTGAATAGTATTCACGTAATGCTCTAGCATCAGGAGCTAATAAATAGTTATCAACAAAATCACGTATTGATTTTTGATCACGTTTTCCCTCTACTGAAGTGATGATGAATTTTAATCTAGTAGTAACATCGTATGTTTTTGTTGGATCAATTTTCTTTAATCCTTTGGTTTCTGACTCAATTAATTTTTCATCACCGTGACTTAATAATTTAAATGTTACTTTGTTTCCTGATTTAGGTAGATTAAATGAAAATTCATTTCCTGAAGTGTATAATGATTCATTTAATACTTTATCTTGTAATGTAGTTAAATCAACATTAGTCTCTACCTCTTGATTGTATTGATTAACATATTTAAATGAATAATCTTTACCATATCCTAATATACGAGCAGCTACTAATATGGCGTTTTTATCACCTACTAATAAATCATCATAATTGATTGGAGTTACAATTAATGCTTGTAATAATTTATCAATTACTACTCCTTGTTTAATATAATTGCTATTAGTAAGAATATCTTCGTGTGAAGCATTCATATATCTCATTTCAATTTCACCTTTAGAAAGTGGTGAATCTTTTAAATATAACAAACCTTTTGAAGGTAATGTTATTGTTTCTGTAGGCATCGAAAACGTTTGTTCCATATTTATATTTTATTTGATTTTTGTTGATTTTCAATTATTGTTAAGGGTTGGGTATTTATATAATTAAATGATCCTCCTTTACTTAGTGGATATATGTGATCTATTTCCCAATATGTTCCATAATTATCCCAATTCATTTTTAAAGAAAATTGTTGTTCTAAATGATATACCCATTTTTCTATTGAACATCCTAATAATTCTGATGAAGTATTAAATTTTCCTCCTGATAGATGTCTATTTAAACCACTATTTATTCTAGCTCGTAAATTTTCTTTTAATCTAAATTTAATATCAGTTTGACGTCTTTTTTTACAATATTCATTAACAATATTTCTTACTTTATCTATATTATTTTTTCTATAGTCTAAAGCATATTTTATTTTTTTATTTTTATTATTTTTATAATAATTATTTCTATTTATTTTATGACATTCTTTACAATAAGATAACCCCTTATAAAAGTTATCTATAGTTTTATCAGAATTACATAAATTACAATGTTTTATCATGTATATAAATATATAGAAAATAAAAAAGCTCATCAAATGATGAGCTCTTAATATTATTCTTAATTGAAATCAGTAATTCAAGACACAATAATCCATAGCGATAGTAACACCCAATGCAATAGCTGCTTCACCACTTGACCAATCATATTCTCCAAAGTTTGCAGATTTAACAAATGCACCTTTTACAATCCATTCACCAACTACATCACCAACTGGGCCTAATATGTTTAATGTTATATCTTTTTTATAAAAATCTGAATAACCATCTCTACCTGTTACTGATTCGTGAGCTAAACGAGCCCATTCCATTACTGCTTGAGCACCAGATGGGGCAATTGGATCGTATAATTCTAAAGTCATATCAGCCCATCTAACTTTACCTTTAATTTTGCGATATACGTTGATATGATCTAATATGATTTCGTTAGCTTCAAATCCAGGAGCACTTGCTTTCTTAATTAAATAAGCAGGAATTCCATCTATGTACATTATAAAACGATTCGCTACTTTTGGCTCAAAAGCCGTGAACATTATCTCATTAGCATCCAATACTGCCATAATATTTTATATTTTAATTGTTAATTTTTTATTTTGTTATTAATAAATATTAATTATCTATATTCTTATGCTGGAAAAGATGCTCCTGTTGGAAGAATATTGAAGTTTAATATAATAAATTCAGCAGTTTTAGTTGGTTGAATATAAATTGTACCTACTAATTGATTTCTATCAATTACATCAGCTGTATTATTAGTATCATCCATCACTACTTTGAAAGCATATAAACCTTGACGTTGTACTACTGATTCTAAGTATGGATTAACTTGTGATAAGAAACGATTTCTTGTTACTGCAGTATTTTGTTCAAACACTAATTCACGAGAAACATTACCAATATATCCTTTTAATGCAATTAATAAACGACGAACATTTACTCTATCTAAAGATGTTTGTTTACGTTGTAATGTTTTCTGACCAAATGCTACAACTCCGTTTCCAGGGAATGTTGCTAATGGATTTACATTTCCTTGATACAATGTATCTCTATCTGTTTGTTGTAATCTACGTTCTGCTCTTACTACTGATGGAATTCCACCTCTGTTTAAACCAGCTGGAGCAAACCATTCAGCACCAACTTGATCATTAAATGCATAAACACCACCCATTACTACTGATGGTGGAGCCCATACAACTTTACCTAAGTTTGAGCTAAATAATTGAACCCATGGATAATAAGTAGCACCATAATTACTTGAAGAACCTCCAGCATTTGTAGTAGCACCATTAAGTGAAGTACCATATATTCCGTTATCAACAATAGCAATTGCATCACCTCTGCCTTCTACAGTAGAAATCATTAATGAAGCACCAGTCGTATCTAAACCAACACCAGGTGCTAGTAATACATTATATTGATATTCATCAGCATTTTGTAATAATGTGAATGCAGTTGTGTAATCAACTGGGGCAAATCCTTGTATGTTTGCAGTTGTTATGGTTTCATTCATTAATTGTGCTCTACCAGTAGCAGCAACACCACCAGCAAATGAACCACCGTAAGAACCACTTCCTAATGCTGGTAAAGAACCACTATATGTAGCGGCTTTATAATTACCATTATTATCAATTGAATCTACTTGAGGAACATCCACGGATTTAACTCTAACATATTGAGATGAATTAGCAAATGAACCTGTATAATTTACATATCCATTAGTGGCATCATATACTGGTTTAGAATCACCAATTATACGAGAAATATAATTTGGTTGTTGAGGATCTAATGATACATTAGCCCATGTTTCTAATATATTCTTTTGAGCATCGTTATCATCTCCACGACGAATAACAATATTAAATACACCACTTCCTGTAGATACATTGGTAACTTCCCAACGAACATTATCTATTGATCCACTAGCTAAAGCACCACTAGATAAACTTGAAGTATTGTTCATTTGGTTACCCCATGCTAATGTTTCTAATGTGAATGAATTAGATGATGTACTTGCAAATGTAGGAATACTTGCACTAGCATAAGTGCTAAGATTACTAGATCCACTAATAATTTTAGTTACTAATAATGTTTGACCACCATTTGAGAAATAATCCTTAGCTGCCAAAGAAGTAAAGTATTCATAATAATATGAACCACTTTTAAAACTTTCACCAAATATAGATTGAAATTGACTATACGTAGTTACATACGTTGGAACCATCGGAACACCTTTTACAGTAGGACCTACAATAGCAGCACCTATTACTTGAGGACCTTGGGTATACGCACTTTGGTCGGATTCATTTTGGAATACTCCAGGAGAAATTATTTGTTCTGACATTTTATATTGAATTATTTATTATATTTTAATAGAATTTATCTAGTAATAAATATCTAAAAGATTTACAAAACGCATAAATTAATTAAAGAACAGAAATTACTCCTGTTTCTAAATCAATATTACCCGCACCATATTTTTCTTGAAGAGAATCAACTAGTTCTTTTTCTCTTTCACCAATTTTATTTAAATCAGTTAGGATATT